ATAAACTGCCAACCTGAAATTTTTGGGCTTTTCCATAAAAAGGGTGGCTTTACTAGAAATTTTAAAAAATCTATAAGATAAAACAATGTCCACATCGGCCTGAAAAGTCTGAATTTGCTCGTTTTGATTGATTAGGGCGGGCTGTTGAATCGTTTGAAGATTGGTGGGTTTGATTTGGCTAAAATATTGGGGTGATTCTGGTTGGTAGATGGTCCAGGCAAAAAGTGCCATAAAAAATATTAATAACAATAACCATCTAAATATATTTTGCATAATTTTAAAAGTAAAAAGCCTATATAAACTTAGTTATTTAACAAACTTTCAGAATCAACAATCTGAGACAAAATTGACTTTCATTGCGAAAACAGGAGAAAATAAATGTTGAACTATAAAGATTACATGCAGCTTAAAGAATCTTTTAACACTACTTTAGGCATTAAAACCCCTGGTGTAGTCGGCGGTATTGTTAAAGGAGCAATGGGAGTTCCTGAAACTAGTGCTTTAGATGACATCAAAAAGAAACTTGCCGAATTAAAAGAAACTCATGAAAAGAGAATGGCCGCGTTGTCCGAAGGCAAGAAGAAGAAAATGGATGTTGGGGCTGAAGAAGAGGAAGATGAAACTGGCGACGGAGAAACCGTTGAGCCATCTTCTGAAAAAGATGAACCAGAAGAAGATGTTGCTCCTGAGGAAGAAGAAGGCGAAGAAGCCCCTGAGGAAGAAGAAGAGTGTGAAGATGATGAAGAATCAACTGAAAAAACTCCTGCTCCTATGTTCAGTAAAAAGAAAAGCAAAAAGAAAATGAAGAAAGAAGAAGAAGATAAGGATGCTGCTTGGTTGAAGCGTATGAGTGAGACTTTAAGTTTTAGACCAAATGTAAGATTTTCTTCGGGGTATAAGATGGAAGATGCTTTGATCCCCCCACCAGAAGATGAAGAAAAGAAAGAAGAAAACAAGTAAATCTTGTACTCAAAATAAAATTACAAAAACCCAAGGGAAACCTTGGGTTTTTTATTTATCCCCTATTTTTCCAGAATCATAAAAAAAGTATCATAGGCGAGTTGGTTATTTTATTCTTCATTATTGTTTTAAGGAACGTGCCCAATGGGCACAATATTTATGATCCCAGATGATTTCATGCTTGTTAATTTTTGGTACAATAAAACCGAAGAGAAGACTATCTTAAAAATTATAGAATGGGCACACAAATCAGGTCGAGTGGCTTTGAATTTGACCCAAAAGGAAATCAAAGAGGCTGTTAAAGCCCAAAATAGATGAACTTAATAGACTATTTTTACAATTATACAAAAATAGGATACAAGGCAATCCCTGTGTATCCTATGAATAAAATACCAGTAGGTAAAAATTGGAACCACTGGAATTTTCGTAAAAGTGAAAATTACTTTATAAATAATCCCAATGCCAATATGGGCTTCCTTTTGGGAGACATAGTGGATGTCGAAGGAGATACAGAAGAAGCCAATCAATTAATCAATGATTTAATTGGTGATGTACCTCATCCAGCCTATAGAAGCTCAAAGTCTATTCATCATTTATTTCTTAATTTTGACAAAAAGTTAACGGCAACTAAATTTCTTGGAATGGAATTTAGAGCCAATAAACACCATTCTGTAGTGCCGCCCAGTAAACATTCTGATGGAGCCACTTATTATTGGCTCAAAGGATGTAAAATAAATGTAATTCCAGAAATACCACAAGCATTGATGGAATTTTACTGGAAACACAAAAAGGTAGAAAAAAACAAAGTCAAAAAGAGTTTTAATCGTTATTTAATAGAAACATTTTGTAATGTCTGTAAAGAAAAAGAAGTAATCCACAAGAAAAGACTAGCTTTGGAAACCAAAGCGTTTGACACATATGGAGTTAATTGGCAATGCCATAAATGTAGAGAATGGGATATTAGAGAACTGTGCAGAGAAATAAGAAAAAAACAAGCCAAAGAAATGCGATGCCCCATGATAAATACTTATCATGAAGACTTTTAAGGGATTTCTACAAGGACTTACAGAAGGTGAAGTAATTAATGCCTATTTGAATCAGCCCAATATTTCAATAACGCATTTAAGTAATTGGTCAAATAAATCCATTGGGGAAATATATCGTATTTTACATGCCAACCATATTAGTCCTAATAGGCAAAAAGGAAACCATCACTTAGTAAAAGAATTAGCTAATTCAGGAGTCCATCCTAATCAAATTTCTCAAATCGTAGGTTATACTCCAAGAAATGTTTGGTATATATTGTCAAAAAATAGGTAGAAAATGGCTTTTACATCTGAAGATTTTGTTTGTGTCTATTCTGGGGGAACAAACAACCGCAACCCAGCAAAATCATTAGGAGGCGATCCTTCGGTTTATCCTGTTGAAAATCATCTTTTGTTTGGTGATGTTCTTGACACCGAGGCTTTACCCGCTAATTGGTTTGAATTGCCAGAGTATAAAGCAGGAACTGCATCTCCATATATAACTGATTATAGATGCTTTTATGTATTTAATAATAGTGCGACAGAAACTGTCTATAATGTAAAAATTGATATTAAGGGTTATCCATATTCTTATGCAGGAACAAAATTTAAGACATATATTGATGTTCAATTGGGATTGGTTATTCCAACTAATGATTATTATTCTATGGTAGTCGTTGGTTTTCCTAGTTCTGGATACATGACGTTTACCTACGATGAGACAACTACAGGACATATTTCATATGATGCCGATCCAGTCGTTTGGGCCAATTATATTCAAACAGAAATTAATAGTATTCCTGGTTTATCAGATGTAACAGTGACAGGGGAAAAACTAGATGAAATTTTTTGGAATGGAATATTTTATTATTTCAAATTTGATTTTGCTGGAACTGCTGGACAAAAATATCACCCGTTAATGACTGTTGACAACCAATATTCTAGCCTTATGGCATTTGATTTTAGACGAGTGTTTTTAGGCAAACCAAAAAACATCATCTCGGAATCTATAGACCCAAATAGCCCCAGCACTATCCCCCAAGGGTCTTTTGGTGACGAAAGTGCATTGAGTACAAAACAATCATATTGGTATTATCCTTTTTATCCTGATTATTCAAGACCCGTTCCATATAAAATAGATTTTTTGGCTCCTGGTGAGGGATTTCCATGTTGGGTTCAAAGAAACGTGTTCAAAGGCACTAAAGGTATTTCAAACGATGGTATTAAATTCGTAATTTCAGGAACAACCACCCCATGATTCGATTTTTATTTTTATTGGTTTTTTTATTTCCCACTGCCATCAATGCACAAATATTTAACCTACCAGAGGTTGTTTTTGAGCAAAAAGTATCCAAAAAACTAATTGCGGCTGATTGCCTTAATTTCAAATTCAAAATGAGTCATCTTGATGATGTTGATTTTTACCTTGCGAGTCAATTAAAAGAAACAGATAAATTAACAAGCCTGGAAAAAGATGTTGCCTTTTTAACTCTTCTTGAAGATTTTTCTCAAGAGCTTAAAGATAAAGAAGCTGACATTTCGATGAAAATTTTGAAATGTACTGCTATTAAAGATGAAGGGGAAAATGCTTCATTGCCAGATTTATGTATTTTTCTTATGGCAATACAAAATCATCGGAAAGAACTTGCTTTAAAACAAGAAAATTTTATAATATATGCATTCAATAAACATGCCGAATTTTCTGATTTTGAAAAAGCACATTATTTAAATAAAATTCAGACATTAAATGATCAAGATAAATTAATAGAAAGAAAAAAATGAAAGTTAAAATCTTCGGCCTTGGCAAACAAGGAAGTGCTGTTGCCTATGCAATGAACAAATTGGGTTATGACGTTTTTGTTTATGAACAAGCTGAATCTTGTTTTGAAGTTGCAAAAAAAAGATTGGCCAAATTGGGCTGTAATGTCATTCAGGATGATTCTAATTCTAAAGATTTTAATGTAATCGTTTCTTGTCTGCCTTATTCCTGTAACATTCCCATTGCAACTTTTGCTGCCAAAAATAGGATTCCTTATTGTGATCTTGGCGGCAATCCAGCCATTAGCAAACAAATCATTGATATTGGGAAAGAACACGGTTCACTCACTTTTCCAGATCTGGGTTTAGCCCCTGGTTTAATCAATATTGTTGCTGCTGATTTGGTAAAAACAAATAAAAATTTAAGCTTATTGGTGGGTGGATTACCAATGGAACCAGAAGGTCGCCTACAATATGCTCAAGTGTTTTCAATTGATGGTTTGTATAATGAATATGTTGGAGAAGACAAAATTGTTGTTAATGGTAAAGTTAAAACCGTTAAAACACTTTCAGATGTAAGAACATATTATTTCAAAGAAACTAAAGAAATTAAATATCCTTATCTGCAGGGGGCTTACACTAAGGGCGGCTTAGGCAATTCTCTTGATGATTTTATTGCTCATGGAGTTGAAAACTATGAGTATAGGACTCTTAGAAACACCAATCATTTTGATTATATTTCTTTCTTGTTAAACGATTGTAAGTTAAATGAACAAGAATTCAAAAAAGTAATTGAAGCAGCTTGTCCTGAAACTAAAAAGGACTGTGTAATGATGGGTATTAAATCGGGAGAAAAGCTTTGGGGGCAATTAGTTGTTTATGATGACAAATGGACCGCAATGCAAAAAACCACGGCTTTTCCTGCTGCCGTGGTTGCAAATCTCATTGCCCAAGGTAAAGTGAATTCTTCAAGCTATTTTGATATACCTTTTCAGGAATTCAAGATTGATTTGGAAAAATTAGGAATTCTTCTTGACCCATTCAATTAATTTTCTTGGGTCAATAATCCCATATCCTTCATAGAATTTTTTACCAGCAATCTTGGGATCATTACTTTGAATGGTAAACAACTTAAATAATTTCCTATAATCATCTGATGTAGCCAATCTTATATTAAGATTCTTCTTTCTTTTGTAAGATAATACTAATGCGGCAACTCCCACAGCGAATGGACAAGCCATACTTGTTCCATCCATAACTGCATACCAATTTTCTGGTACTGTGCTTAGAATGTTAACTCCTGGTGCCATAAAATCCAAATCATCACCAGTACAGCTAAAATTAGCTCTACGAAAATTTTCATCAACAGCACCAATTCCTAAGGTTTCAGGATAATTGGCCGGATAGAAAATTTGTTTGGTTTTCCCAGCATTCCCTGCAGCAACAAAAATTGGTTTGCCCCTAGATTCAGCAAATTGAATTGCTTGTTGCACTTCTTTTACGGGGGTAGGACAACCCAAAGACATAGAAATAATATCCGCATCGGCGTTTACTGCCCATCTAATACCCTCTGCAACATTTCTCATGTCTCCATTGCCCTCATCATCCAATACCTTAACAGGCATGACTTTAGCACCAGGAGCAACACCAACAATGCCGGTTCCATTGTTTTCAGCACAAACAATCCCAGCACAGTGGGTGCCATGCGATTGTTTGTCTGTTGGTGGGATTTTAGGGTTAACAAAGTTTTTACCCTTTACAAGATTGTGTTTTAAATCTGTGTGATTGATATCGGCCCCTGTGTCTAAAATAGCCACAACAATGCCTTCACCTGTGGAATATTTCCAGGCTTCTTCTAATCCTAATTTGGTAATCCACCAGCCAGATTTTTGCTTGGCTTCTTGTAAGGAAAGAATTTCTGTTCTTACAAAAGGAGGCAATTTACATTTATATCCTTTTTCTTTACGAGCCATTTAAACTCCTTCTGGATTAATTTCTGGAGTCTTCCAAGCACCTTCATTATATTTGGAGACAAAGAAATCAATTGCATTAGATATTAAAACATCTATAATTACTTTTCTAATCATTGGTACAAATGGCGTTAAAATAATTGGAAATGCTTCTTTAGAAATGAAGTCAAATAGTTGTCCTGCAGCTACCATTACAGCCAATTTTTTATCTGTACCAGATGGAATCAATGGTTCAACGAACTTAATAAGGCCGTCTAAACTTTGAAGTAGGAAATTACTTACTTTCACTAATTGAAGGTTATTGAAAGAAAACCATTTCTTAGAAACAGCTTCTTTTTCTACGTTCCATTTTTCAACAAGAATATTTAAATACTCTTGTAGTTTATCAAAAGCTTGTACTGAAATTTTGCCGTCGCTCATAAATATGCTCCTTTTTTATATTTATTCATCCATTTAAAATAATAAAAACTAATTTAACCAGATGACAGAAACTAAGATTGTCAACTTAAGACTCGAAAAATGTGATGTAAAAATCACAAGAACCCCTAAAAATCAAATACCCAACCCTCCTGAATTTGGTTGTTTTGGTAATCCTTTTTTTCTCAAAGATGTAAATGATGTAAAAGAAAGGGCCGAAGTTGTTTCTAAATATAAAGCTTATTTCTACGATAGAATCCAAAAAGATGAAGTTTTTAGAAAAGCTGTTTTGGGCCTAAAAGGCAAAAAATTAGGTTGTTTTTGTAAACAACCCGATAGAGAAGTCGCCTGCCATGGTGATATAATTAAAGAGTGGTTAGATAAAGGTGAAAATAATGAATAAAATAAGGGCGGTTGTAACGGGCGGAGCAGGTTTTATTGGTGGTCATTTAGTGGATAAATTGATTGAAAACAATCATGAAGTCTATTTAATTGACAATTTATCTACAGGGAATATTAAAAACGTTAATTCCAAAGCTTATCTCATCGAAAAAGACATTCGAGATGATTTAACTGGTTTGGCCATAAAACCAGATATAATTTACCATTTGGCTGCTTTACCGAGAATTCAACCAAGTTTTAAGATTCCCTATGACAGTTTGTCCTCCAATTGCACTGGAACTGTCAGAGTTTTGGAACTGGCCAGAAAACATAAGGCCAAGATTGTTTATGCTGGCTCTAGCAGCTTCTATTTTGACGTATACGCTAATCCGTACGCTCACTCTAAATGGATTGGGGAAGAACACTGCAAGCTCTACAATCGCGTTTACGGGCTCTCAGCGGGCATCGCTAGATTTTTTAATGTTTATGGCCCAAGACAAGTTCAAGATCATGAATTTGCGACTGTAATTGGTATTTTTGAACGACAAAAGAAAGCTAATCAACCATTGACTGTTACTGGCACTGGACAAAACAAAAGGGATTTTACCCATGTATTTGACATTGTAGATGGTTTAATGGCCATTGGACAAAAAACCTGGAATGGTGAAGTGTTCAATTTAGGCCGTTCCAACAATTACTCTATAAATGAAGTAGCTGCCATGTATAAACAGGCAGTCGAATATATCCCTGCCCGTCCAGGGGAAGCTGGGGATACTTTGGCCGATATTTCATTTAGTCAGGAACATCTTGGCTGGACCCCAACCAGAAACTTGCCAGATTATGTAGAATGGTTTCTTAAAAGTGAGAATTTAACATGAAGATTAATTTAGGAAGTGGTCCAAACTCAAAAGAAGGCTATCTTAGTTGTGACAGTCGAAAATTGTCCAATGTAGACAAGGTTTTTGATTTTGAGGTATTCCCATACCCTTTTAAGGATTCTTCGGTAGATGAAATTTATAGTTGTGAAACGTTTGAACATTTATCTTGGAGAATTCAGCCTAAATTATTTGAAGAGTTATTTAGGATATTAAAACCAAAAGGAAAGGTTGACATACAAGTTCCAGACATTGGAGCTATGTGCCATAATTACGTAAATAATGAGATTTGTGATTGCGTTCCACATAAAAGTGAGACAGATACGTTTTCTTCTAATCCCAATTGTCTTAAATGTTTGGGAAAAGGGAAAGTGAACCCAACTAGATGGGTTATGTCCTTTTGTGGTGCCCAAAAACATCCATGGGATTACCACAAAACCATGTTCACAAAAGAATCAATGACTAACTATTTGATTTCTGCAAGATTTACCAACATTGAATACATATATCATCCCTACAAAATCAAAGTAAAGGCAGTCAAATGAACGTATTACAAATAGTGGCAACTCCCAAAAGTGCCATTACAACCATGGCAAATGGAATCCAAAGATACAATCCAGATCCCACTGTGAAAATAAAGATGGCTTATTTTCACCCTAAACGACCTGATGCAAAAGACATCGCCAATGTCAAAAAATTAATGGAATGGGCCGATTTAGTAGATATCCAATATTGGAAATCAGGATCTAAAGTTAGAGAATGCCTTCCAGATATGTGGAATAAAAAACCAAAAATACTTACACACTATAATCCTTATAATCTTCATGAAGAAAAATGGGAAGATTATAAGGAAATTGTTGTTGTAAACAATTACCAAAAATCAGAATTACCAAAAGCACATTTGTTTCCCCTTTGCATCAATTTGGACTTTTTCAAACCAATTAAAATTTACACAACCGATTTAACTATCCATATGTCTGTCTCTAGAATAGAAGGCAAAAAAGGCGTCGAAGAAGTTGCAGAGGCGTGTAATCGCCTGGGCTATAAGTTTCTTTTAATTGGGAGAATCTCCGATCCAAAATACGTGGAAAAAATTAAGCAAAAAGGCGGCTCAAACTTGATTTTCCATCATGATGTGTCTGACGATAGATTGAGAGAAAGTTACTGGGAATCTGCAATTCATGTTTGCAATAGTGTGGATAATTTTGAAAGTGGCACACTTCCAGTTTTAGAAGCCATGGCTTGTGGCATTCCTGTATTGTCCAGAAGAGTTGGGCATGTGCCCGATTTAGACAACGGCAAAAACTTGCGATTTTTTGAAGGTCAACAGCATGAAGTGGATGCACTATGCATAGCTCTTAAAAATTTAATGGATGATCGTCGAGAACGAGTAAATATTAGAAATGCAGCTTTGGAAAGCATTAAATCTCGTGATGAACGATCTCGCTCAGAACAGTATATTAATTTATATAAGGCCGTTAGATGAAAACCGCTTTAATTACAGGTATTACTGGTCAAGATGGTTCTTATTTGGCGGAACTTCTTCTGTCTAAAGGGTATAGTGTTTGTGGGTTAGTCTCCCAAAGAGCGGTCCCCACGACCAAGAATATTTTACATATATTAAATGATATTCAAATAATTTCTGGGGATTTAACAGATCAAGCATCAATTGACAATGCAATTAAAAACACTAAACCAGATGAAGTTTACAATTTAGCGGCCCAATCATTTGTACAAAGTAGTTGGGAACTACCTGAATATACATCTAATGTCAATGGTTTGGGTGTTTTGAGGATTTTGGAAGGTGTAAGAAAACACAAACCTGAGGCTAAAGTTTACCAAGCTTCTACTTCGGAATTGTTTGGGAAGGTACAAGAAATACCACAAACAGAAAAAACAGCGTTTTATCCTAGAAGTCCTTATGGAATAGCCAAGCTTTTTGGTTATTGGAGTGTAGTTAACTATAGGGAAAGTTATGGTTTATATGGGTGCAATGGCATTTTGTTTAATCATGAGTCTCCAAGGCGTGCCGAACATTTTGTGACGCAAAAAATAGCTAAAAGTGTAGTGTCTATCAAAAAAGGACTGACCAAAAAACTGTCCCTTGGCAATTTAGAAGCAAAAAGAGATATTGGCCATGCTAAAGATTATGTTTTAGCCATGTGGTTAATGTTGCAGCAAGATAAACCAGAGGATTTTGTGATAGCAACTGGTGAAACTCATTCTGTTAAAGAAATGGTAGAGTTTTGTTTTAATTACGTTGAGCTAAATTGGGAAGACCATGTTGTTTTTGATGAGAAATTTGTTAGGAAAGCCGAAGTTGATATTTTAATAGGAAATTCAGAAAAAGCCAGAAATGTTTTGGGGTGGAATCCAGTATATAAATTTGAAGACATATTGAAAGAAATGGTAGACTATCAACTCCGTGAAACATGAACGAATTAGTTGTCATCACAACTTTTTTTAATCCCGCAAAATATATTTCTAATCTCAAAAATTATTTTATTTTTTCAAATCAACTTAAAAAACAAAACATTAAGTTGATTACTGTAGAATTGGCTTTTCACGATGACGATTATTGCATTCCTTTAGGCCCCGATATCTATCGTCTTCACGGCGATAGTGTTATGTGGATGAAAGAACGATTAATCAACTATGCTGTTGATAATCTGCTTCCAGACGAATGTAAATACTTCTGTTGGGTAGATGCAGATATTTTGTTCCCCGACAATTGGCACTTAGAAGCCATCCAAAAATTTGAAGCTGGTGCTGATTTACTCCAACTCTTCAAAAAAGTGGTTCATTTACCTAAAGGTCAAGAGCGGTTTCAGGGAGACAACATTTTTATGCTGCAGGGTATTGTTTGGCAAAAAACAATCCATAAAAACTGGCTTCCCAGAAGGTTAGACAAGAGTTTACCGTTTTCTGCTCCAGGGTTTGCTTGGGGAGCTAAACGAGAGTTTTTTCAACATGTAGATGGAATTTACGACAAAAATATCATTGGTAGCGGAGATACATTTTTGGTTGATTGTCTTTTTGACTCTTGGGATATCCATGGATATGCCTCTAAATTCACCAATCATATGAAAATTCACATGATGGATTGGTATAAAACATTTATTCAAAAAGAAATTAATGTTGATTATCTAAATATAGATATCTTTCACTTATGGCATGGTAGTCTTAAAAACAGAGGCTATATGTCTCGTCATGATGCCATATTGAATAACGACTACGATCCAATAAATGACATTAAACTTGTAGATAATGTTTATGAATGGAATAGCCAAAAACCAAATATGCATGCCGAAATTGAAGCATATTTTTTTAGGAGACAAGAAAACAATGCTTAAATTAACATCTCATCGCAAATACAAAAAACACTTCAGTAAAGACAAAATCCATTTCTGCCTTTTTTTAATGGGCGTTATGTTTTGTGCCATTGCGTGTCCACAATATTTGATAGTGCCATTTTTGGCATATAACACTATGTTATTGCAAAGATTGCTCGTTGCTACAAAAAATTCTTGCTGGTATTAAGCTATGCCAACCCAAGTAGCACCATTTTTTGTCCAAAAGTGATGACAAGCAAAAGAGGGATCAATATAAAAGTTGAACCCTCTTTCGATTAGTTTAGCTGCCCAAAAGCGGTCCTCTTTTCCTGTTAAGTCTTCATCAAATGGTATATCTTGCCAAATAGATTTGTTTATAAAAGAAAATGCGTTGTGGAAAAAATATCTATCATCGTTAGAAAGCTCTAGGGGATTTTTTGCAACACTATCTATTTGAAAATTTTTCCAAATATATCTTGGTGTTATTTTTTTGCCTTTGAATATGGGTATTTGTTTCCCCATAACACCAAAACATTTTTCCTCATTAAAATATTCTTTTAGTTTTTTAATATCAAATTGTTGAATAGAGCAATGAGCCGATAAAATGCCAACAATATTGGACTTGGCTTTTTCTATGCCTATATTTAATGATCGGCCTGGGGTGTATTCTTTTTTTGGAAGGGAAATTACATCTATGTTGTAGAATTTTTTGGGGAATAGAGCAACGTTTACAAGTGTCTCATCGGTTGATTCATTATCAACAATTATGATGTGAGTGTTTTTTCCAAAATGATCAAGGATTGATTGTATTGAAAAACCTACATATTCTTCTTCATTCCTTGTTCTGATTACAATGCTGAGTTCCTGACCATCTACCACGATATACCTCTCTTGCTTCTTTTTCGCACTCTTGATATTCTGTTGTATTATATGTATCCATTTTTTCGTAGACTTTTGTATAATCAACTAGAAATTTAAGCTCGTGCGGCAAAACAGCAAATTTATTATCCCTTCCAGGTAAATTTTTATCTATCGTGAAGTGTTTTTCAATTACTTTTACCCCGTATTTAATAGATGCGAGAGCATCATAGATGCCCTCTCCATGTCCACTATAGCCAACATTGCTTGTAAAATAACCCAATGTTTTAATTCTTGGTAAATTGATCTTTTCTGGTGGACAAGGGTAAGCTGTCACACAATGCAACAAATAGACAGTTTTATTTCTTAATATATCTACCGCTAACGATATTTCTTCTGTTGTGCAAGTTCCTGTAGATAAAAAGATAGTGTCAAATTTTTTGGCTATTTCTTTTAGCAACTCTGTGTTCCATAATTCCGTACTGGCAATTTTTACTTCATTGGTAAGTCTAGAAATTAAATCAATGCTATCTAAAGAAAAACATGAAGTCAAAAATTTAATATTATTAGCCTTGCAGCAATCAGATAAAATCAAATGCTTTTCTTCATTCAATTCGGCTTTTTCATAAATTTCTCTTCTCCCATCAGTATCCCATGGTCCTGGTTTTAGGTTTTTAACAGACCAAGTTTGAAATTTAGCATAATCGGCCCCAGTATCCGCAGCCTGCTTAATCATTTCTTTTGCTAAATCCATATTTCCAACAAAATTCCAACCAATTTCAGCTATAATCAACATGTATTTTTTCCTTTTTCTAACATATTATAGTAAATAAAATATGACAAAATTTATCAAACACTATATGTGTTCTGAACCGATAATTCAAAGAAGCGTCAAAGAAGTGAATGTTTGGTCAGGATACGCAGTAAAACAACCAAAAATTATTTTTGATATTGGGGCAAATGTTGGGGTTTATTCAGTTTTATTTTCAATAAGATATCCTGAATCCGAAATTTATGCCTTCGAGCCAGTTCCAGAAACATATCAAAATTTACTTAAAAATATTGAGTTAAATGGCTGTCAAAACATACATGCTTTTAATTTTGGTTTTTGGGACAAAGAAACAGAATTAGAAATGGGAATACCATCTGATAGAAAATCAAACAATACTGGGTTGTATAGCATTTATCACAATAAAGAACAGGTTGTAGTTAAGGCCAAATTTGTTAATTTAGATCAATGGTGTTTTGATAATAATAAGTGCCCAGATATGATTAAAATCGACGCAGAAGGGGCGGAATATACTATTCTCTCAAATGGGACGAAAGCTTTAGAAAAAGTAAATTTGTTAGTAACAGAATATAACACTAAAGATTCTAAGCTTCCCAATCCAAATACTTTGTCCGCATTTTTAAAGAATAATTGTTTTCAAAATATGACATGTGAAGATAATATTGTTTGGCAAAAAAGAACAGATGAATTATCTAAAATATTTGCTCTTAATTCCAGAATAGAAAAACATTTAATTTCAATTCAAAAGGATTATAAAAAGTTAAAAAAATACGAAAAAAAGATTTATAAAATATTTGATAATTCTTTTTTGTCTAATTCTGGACATAAAGAAAGTATATTTGATAACTTGGGAAGAAAATTAATGGCTTCTAAAATAGCAAAAATACCAAATATAGATGTTGCGTTAATTGGAAGTTCTGATGCCCGAGAATTAACTTTTGTGCCAAAAGATATAAGATCAAAAATGAATATTATTTGTTTTGATTCTTGCGATAAAGAAGATGTTCCTAAAGAATTCAAAAAATCATTCAACTCATACAGCCTTATTAAATGTAATTTTCTCACTTTTAACATAGAAGAAATTGAAAATAAGTTTGATGTTGTTGTAAACAGATGGTTTTTGCATCATTGCACAACAGAACAAAAAAAAGATGTTTTATTAATGAGCAAAAAGTTAATGAAATCTAAAGGATTTTATTTTGTTTTAGATTGGTTTATTCCTGATTGGAAAGAAGGAGATGAAAAAGACTATTTAAATAAAGTTTTAGATTATCACACATATCATTCTTTATATGGGATTAGCTTCAATAAAACAAAACTTATTGCACGAGCCAATGGAAGAGAAAATCCAGACTATTTGGGAGGTAAATTTATCTCTATTAAAAAGTTTCATTCTATTGTTTCAAAATGTAATTTTGATTATGAATTAGAATCAGTCGCCCCAAACTTGGTTACAGACCCAATTCTTTTTGGTCAATTTTTATATACTTTGACTATTTCTGAATAGATTAATCACACCATTATAGGCAATTTCTTGTGCTTCTTTAGTCATTCCTCCAATGTGTGGAGTGATTAAGATGTTGTTTCTTTTTTTTGATTCCTCTATTAATTGACTTTTAATTGAATCTTTTAGTTCATCTTCAATTACATCTGTCCCATAACCAGAGATCAGTTCTTCGTCTAAAGCTTTAAGGATATCTTTTTCATTAACTATAGACCCACGAGAAGTATTAATCAAATATGGCTTTTGAATACATTGAGATAAAAAATCATAATCAATCATGTGCTTGGTGTTTGAGTCAAGATGCACATGTATGCTAATAACATCGCAATGCTCTTGAATATTTACTAAACCTGTACTTTTGTCGCACTTTACATTTGGATCGTAGATTAAGACTTCTGCTCCAAGGCCATCTATATAGTTTCTGAATTTTTTACCCAATCTACCGTATCCTAAAATTCCAATGGTTAATTTGTTGATTTGTCTACCAATAAAAGGCTCATAATCCCATTTACCATCTTTAACAGAATCAAATGCCCAAGGAAGTTTTCTTATTAGTCCAAGCATTAAAGTTAAAGCTTGTTCTGCTGTAGAGGATATTTGGTTAATGACAGAATATTCGTTTGTTAAACAGTAAACTTTTATTTTTTTCTTTTTGGCCATTTTTAAATCAATATGATTAGTTCCCGTTGAAGCTGTTATAATAGCTTTTAAATTACTATTTTCTATTAATTTGGCATCTAATTTATATGTCATTTTGTTTGGGTTTACAAAAACAACATCACTTGACTGACAGCTTAAATAAGCTTCGTTATAAGTTGCATTTGGGATATAATCTATTTCTCCCAAGGAGTTTAAATTATTCCAAACATTTTCAATGTGTTTAACTGGAGTTAAGCAGGATATTTTACCAACCATATTTTTTTGCCAAAATTTGAGCTAATTCTAAATCAAGTTCTTCATCTATATTGATAGATCGTTTTTCGTCCATAACATAGGGCTTTACAATGCCGCCATATCTAGATTTATATTTAACAAAAGATTTATACTTAAAAACATATATTGACCCGTTTCTGACATAGGCAGCAGGTTCCAAGTCTTGTCTTCGACTCTCTTTTTTCTCTGGAAAAAAATTAACTAAGATATTATCTTCGATATATTTTAATCTAGATGGATGGTGATCGTAAACTCTACACACCCCAACAACCGAATCACAGCCACCAAATTCTAGGATAGACAAACACTGTTTAACATCATCCTGTGTTTTGAATGGACTTGTACACATTAATTCTATAACGTTTGTTGGTGGTTGCTTCAAACCATTTAACAGATGTTCAATAGCTTCTGCAGATGAGGTTGTATCTGTTGCTAGATTTGAAGGTCTGAAAACTGGAATAGAACCATAATTTTCTGCCGCCCTTAAAATTTCTTCACAATCTGAACTAACATAATGAGCATCTATTTCTTTTATTTTTGCAGAGTTGCAAGTTCTTTCTAAAAGAGTTTTACCACCAACTATGGCCAAGTTCTTTTTTGGGATAGATTTAGATCCGCCACGGGCCAATGTAATTGATATTGTGTTATTCATAGTTTAAAACAGTTTCTACAGCATCAGAAATATTAGAAAGAGAGAAAGATTTATTTATGTATTCTAAACATTTTTCTTTATCGCAATCAAGAGTTTCGTCAAATATATCATGAATTTTATTAACATTTATATTGACAAATTTATCTGGCAACAAAATAAATTCTGGTAAATAGCTTGCTCCACCATAATAGGACTGGTTTTTATATCCTATGCTGTAGCTTTTTGTTTTAGTAAATAGTGTTTCCCAAGCAAAATGACTTCCAGACATATTGAATAATTTATCAGAACATATTAATGCTATAAAATGATCTTGACTATCTATAATTGTAGCTTCTGGAATTATTTTGCTGATAATTTCATATTGTGGTCGATGTCTAGAATAGCTTCTTTTGTATATTCCTGTATAAATTTTTTGTTCATCATAAAAAACATAATCATTTGGATACGTTTTAATTAAAACCTCATAGCCTTTTGAGTTCGCTAAATTATACAAATCTTTAATCTCACCTAAATTTTTTGTAAATTGTTCTTGATGCGAGCTTGGATTTGAGGGGGCAATTAATAGCTTTTTCTTTTTGGAATTAAGATTGTATTTTTCTTGAAATTTTATGCTTGACAAAACATGGCAACTTTTTGGACTGGGTTTTGTATGGTACAAATCATAGTGTGGACAGCCCGTATTGAAAACACATTTTTCGTCAACCCCCATTTTTTCAAGCCATGATTTCCAAATTGGTCCTTTTACACAAAAATAATGTCCTCTTTTGTATTGGGTTAAAACATCAGAACCGCCAATGTCAATTGTCATGAATTTACATTGGATTCTTGAGTTAAAATTATTTAAAAGCTCTGCTCTTTCTCCTTTAGGAGCCAAATGAACGTTTGATATAATCAAATCAAATTCTTTGGATTTGTTATAAAAATCATCCCAATCAATTAATTTGATTAAATTTTTAACTTGTAAGAATTCTTTATTGTCAAAACAATATTTTTGATATGAAAAAAATTTTGTTTTATTTAGTCTGATGTCATCGTTGAACATCATTAAATGACAATCAATTTTTTTAGACAGAAAATGAAAAAGAGGTAGTCCATCGTATGGGATGCTACTCCAAAAAAAATCTGGGATTAAAACCGCTATTTTTTTCATTTTTCAAACTCGACAATATACCCAGTAATGTGATGATTATGTCCTTTAGCCGCCTTCATTCCATCTTCGCTGTAATAGTTAACTAACGTTTTAGATTTAGCGTTTCTTGTATGGATTTTTTTGACCATCAAGCCAGCTTTTTTTGCAATTCTTTCTATTCCACTAATGGTATATCTTAAACTATCGAATTCTACTTCATTGTGCAAAGGATAAATTAAAGGAAAACTTATAATCGCTTTTCCGTTGTTTTTTAGATATCCTGCGATATTTCTCATGGCAGATACTGGTTCAATCAAATACTCAAAAACTTCTAAACAAAATATCAAATCAGCTTGATATTCAAAGCTTGTTTTTGGTTCATCTAAATCTAGTTCTGGTTTGTCTAAAACATGAAATTCTTTTACTTCCCAGGCATTAGTACGACCCTTAACGGGTTTTTGTTTGCCACCTATATCTAAGACTAAATCAGCTTTTATGTTCAGTGTTTTTAGGTATTTTTCTAATTGATCTCTATAGAAACTCATTGTTTAATTGCCTTTAATAGTATTTCTAACTCTGCCCAAGAATTATTTTTTTGTATTTCCCACGAATGTCCAAATATATGATAATATCCATTTTTTTCTGCTTCTTTTAATTTATTAAAACAATATTGAAGCCATGGAACTCCATCATATTCAACTCTTTGAATGCCAACATGTGCCGTTGCGTTAATACAATAATTATCTTTTGGCAGACTAGTATTTCCAATTAACGTAGCTCGGGCAGTTTTATAGCCAGCTTTTTTTACTATATCTTTAATAGAATCGCTATAATATCCTCTTGGGTAACAAAAAGAATCAATTTTTTGTTTGTATTTCTTTTCAAAAATGGATTTAGATTCTATTATTTCTTGTTTTGCTTGTTCTTCAGAAATAAAGGTTAAAAAATTATGATATAAGGTGTGAGAGCCAATTTCAAAATCTTTGGCTATTTTTTGTCGATCACTTTCTGATAAAAAATCTTTAATTTTACTAAAATTTTTAGCTATTTTAACTTTTTTTTCTTGATATTGTTTTTTTATTTTTGATCTAGAACTTTTGATTTTCCCTCTAGCTGGTTTAATTAATGTTTTTGTTGTCTCGTCGGTAAACACAGACCAGTAAAAAACACAAGGAATGTTGTATTTTTGCATTAATTCTGCAATTCTTAAATCCTCGATAGATCCATCGTCCCATGACGCTAATATAATCATGCAATCTCCAGATATTGTGTTGCCATTTCTTGTATGGTTAAAATTTTATTGGAGTGGTAATTTATAACTTCTTGTGTTCCACCAATTGGATGAGCAAGTAATATTTTACAACCACACGCAATTCCTTCCGCTACAGTATTCGGAGAAGCATCAGCAAACGCTGGGAAATACATATATTTGTTTTCTCTAAATAAATTTCCGAGTATTTTTCTATCTTCAATAGGAGGATAAAATTTAATCTTTTCTTTGTTGAAAAAATCAAAATTGTATTCTCTTAATTTGTCTGGAAATTGACCTACAATCATTAATTCTGGTTGGGTTTTTTTCTCTCTTAAAGCTTCAAAGTTTTTTAGATAGAAATCATATGCGGCCTCTGGAAAACGTTTATTTTCATCTGTATTAAAAGAACAATAGACATATTTTTCCTGTCTTTCGATTGGATTATCTCTATAATAGAAAAATTCAGGATCTACTCCATTATAAATAATTTTACTATGTTTGAGATTGATATTGTAATTAAAAGAAAGCCAATCGCCAACATATTTTTTTGCCCATTCACTTTGAAATACAATCACGTTTGCCATTTCTGCGTAATCTCGCATCCTGCTAAAAGCGGTTCCACGATTACGGCTGTCTTTTGGCATATTGTCAATTCTAAATATGATTTTTTTTCTAGCATCTTTTGCTGCTCTTATCTCGGCTCTGTCCGTCATCGTGCAGCTTACAATTAAAACGGCGTCAGAAGCCATCCAATCATCCACAAGAACAGCCTTTCCCAACAAGCCCTTCTTTAGATTTGATATAAATACAAACCCGCCGCCCAATGTTTGTTTGCTTTGATTTGGTATATAAATTTTCATCTTGCAAATAACCTTCCCAATAATTGTTTCATTTCTACTATTTCTAATTCTTTTTTGTCCCACCCACTACTTTTACATACTTGTTTTGCTAGAGCTTCTGGAACATATTCAAAGTTAAATCCTTGTCTGGTAAATCTTCCTATTAACTCTCTGGACATGCCACCATATTTATCAATTCTTTCACAAAACATTCCAGCATCAATAATGTGAGATCTTTTAATTGCTGAAAAATTCTCTACAAAACTCGTTTTATGTGCCCCTTTATCTCCAAAAAACCATGTTTTTTTGTTTCCTTTGAGCTTATTGTAAAATATACTTAGCACATTTTCTTCTGCTGGAGTTATGCGATCATCCAAAAAAACCAAATATTCCCCATCAGCCTCTATTAGGCCAAAATTTCTAGCTCTAGCTAAGCCATAATCTTTTTCATTATTAATGTTAAATCTAGAACAATAAACATATTTTGTGTTCTTGATTTGAGCTAAATTTTTCTGAAATTGTTCTGATCCTGCTTTATAATAAGTGGCATCGGAATCATCACATAATATGATTTCAAAATCTGGATAATTTTGCTGGCTGATGTTTTTAACGTTTTCTAATGCGACATCATAACGATTGCTAGTTGGTAAAATAACTGAAATTTTATTTTTTGTCATATGTTTCTTCTATGTACGATTTGAATTTTAATCCTATGGATTCTAATGATGTTTCTTGTCTGAGAATCACTGCCATTTTTGCTGTTTGTTGCCAATATTCTTCTGAGAACCATTGAGTTGTTTTTGTTGGCGTACAAAGATCTAAACCTTTTTTCTTAAAATATTCGGTCGAATAACTTGATGAATTAATAGCAAAAGGAATTCCAGAAGCAATGTATTTTTGTGCTTTAGTTGGAGGTTTATGATGTTGATTAAAATTGCCTTCTCCCTTGATATCAATTGCTGCTTTAGCCTCTGTCATTAACTCATATTGTATTCTTTCATTCCAGTCATGAGCTTCTACCCCGTTTATTGTTTTATCAGTTATTTTTAAATTTATTCCTAATTTTTTGCCAAGATGCAAGGCGGCACTAGTTGCTCTTCCATTTGATAAATCTGTGCAAATTTTAAATTCTGACTTAACTTGGGTTTTTAACATCCAATCTATTAAATAGGCGACATATTGACAGCCACCAATCCATAGAACAAACCCATTTTTTTTATAAACAGAAATTTCTGGTAGCATGTATTTATTGTTGTGATCTATAAACCTTATTTTATTGTTGTATTTTAAAAATAATCTATCCAATCTTTTGGAATGGGTGACAATCATATTCATTTTTCTTAATATTGGTCCATCTTTTATGATTTGATTATAATCATTATAATAATCAATAGGACAATAAATTAATTTTGTACTCCGTTTATTAGCTATTTCTACAAAATTAAGAGTGGGAATCTGTTTGATAATCAAAATCACATCGGCCAAAACAGGGGCTCGCAATGAATCAAAATTGATTATTTTAAAATATTTGGATAATTCTCTAGACGTATCAAATCCCACCCAATTCCATGATGGTGCGTCTTTTTGTGGCCCAATCGCAACAGTAATCATCTTTTCTTATTATGGCCTTCCCTTGAAAAAAGATAATTTTTTTTTCTTAAACTACCAGGAAAATAATTATATTTTAATCCTGTCTTTTTGGCAACATAATTAAAACTAATTTGGTCCCGTTTGGAACCTTTTTTTATCTCTTCCCACCAAGCTTCGTTAAATTTTATGATTTGTGGAGTGTGTCTTCTGAGAATAATAGTTGCTTCCACCAAACCAGCATTAGGAGGGTATTTATCAGCGGTATATCGTTTAACTTGATTAATGATTATATCAGCCGAATCCAATTTTCTTTGAATGCAAGTATTTGCCTCTACATAAATACAATTTCTTTCTGGATGTTTGAATATAGCCAAATCTGCATTTTTCAAATAAAGTTCAATTAATCTTTTGACATCAAATGTGAATTCAATATTAACTGAACCATCCATCCATAAGCTGTATTCTTTATCGGGAAAATAAAGATGAGGCATTACTTTGTGTATTTTTGCGTTTCTGTTGGGGTCCGAAAATTCTTTATGTGCTGGCACGAAATCCCAAGTGGCATGATCTGGATATGGTTCATCCACAAAAGCAATAAATTCCACATCCTTGGTTGCCGTCTCTTTTTGTGTTTTAAGAGCGTCATACCCACCAGTAATCGCCGTATAAACAACTATAGACTCATTTTTGAGGTTTTTCATTTCTGAAATGTCATCATTAATAGAATAGGCTTCTATTAAATTGCTATCTACCCATCGTTCTAAAAACAATCTTCTGTTTTCATTCATAAATGGATGATACCCAGCCCTTGAATGACTTACTTTGTGATATACTTTAGAATTTGGTTGACAATATATTTGATATCCACTTGCTCTGACTCTCATGTTTAGATCAGCATCTTCCCAATAGGCTATTTGATAGTTTAAATCAAAACCTTTCAAATCACTGAATATAGTTCTTGGAATTATAAAACAAGCTCCTGTGACCATTTCAACTTTTCTTGGTTCCAGTAATTCTTTTGGAATTGTGTCAAGATAAAAAGACTTAATTGTTTCTTTTTTGTAGATGTTTCTGCCAACATGAAGAAAGCTTTTAGTGTTCCAATCCCATTCTGAACCTAAAGAATCTACTTTATCCCCATCTTTTAATTGCATGTTGCCCACAATGCCAATGGTGGTGCTACTGCCTATTAAATCATACATGGGTTTAACCCAATTTTTTGTAACCTTAATGTCGGCATTTAAAAATAATAAATAACGACCCAGTGCGTGTTTGGCACCAATATTACAAGCAGCACCAAATCCGCCATTTTTTTTGTTAATAATGATTTTACCAACTGGAGTGCTTAATTCTGTTTTTCTTTTCTCCCAACTAGACATAACTTGTTGCCAAGATTTTTCGGGGCAGAAATCATCTACATAAATGATTTCCTTGGTAATTCCATCATTGTCCAAATCCCAACTTGCTATTTGTTCTTCAATGACTTCTTGACTTTTATATAAAGGAACAATAATGGAAACGTCTACATTCTTTTTAGAAGTAAACCAAGAAGGAGTCTCCATTATAGAATAATTAGGAAGATCCAAAACCTTATTAGATAAAGGAATGGGATTTGTATGAGGGTTTCTCTTTATCTTGCTACCGCGTTTTATTTTTCCGTTTTTCACATGAATATTGGGTTTAATGATTTGATGTTTGTTTTTTGGAACATTACCTAAAATTTTGTTTAAATGTTCTGCAGAAAGCCCCTTTTTACTAATACTCTGGGCAGTAGGTTTTTTTTCTAATGCGGAATTAAGTTTTTCACGCATGGATTTTCTATCTGAATTATTTCTAATAGATTTAGCCATGTTTACTTTCTTGGTTGTAAATTTCCTAAAGGAGGATTTCCTCCTTCAATTTTGTCAGAACCTTTTAATTGAATTTCTTGAACAACAACTCCAATATCTTTTAGAAGAGAATCTAAATCTGTATAATTTTGCTGAATATATTTAGCTAAAAATTCTCTTCTTTTTTGAGTAGCTGGTAAATCGTTATTATTTGCCATAAAATCAGAAAAACTCGCTAGTCTGTTAGTTGTTTGAAAAAATCGTTCCATTTAGCCTGCCCAACCAGCAGGAGCAGCATTTTGATCTTGTGGTAAGGCATTTTGTGGTTGTGAAGTTGGCAACTTGCCCAAACTTTGGGCAGTAAGCGAACGACCACCACCTGTTTCATCTGGATAAATGGTTTTGAGAATCGCTCCAACGGCATCCTTAGCAAATTCATTGATTTTTTCTACAGGAAGCTCATCAAAATTTTGTACACCATTTTTCATGGCATATTCTTTCTTTAATGGCTCTAATCTATTTCTGAATTTCATCAATAATTGAGGATCAATTAATTGTCTGTTTTGACCCCAAACATATTTCATGTAACCCCAATTGGTGTCATGACTTTCATCCTTAAATTCTGCAAGGCTTTTAATAGTTTCTTCCTTCCACTCTTTAATTGATTTCATATTTTTCCTTAAATTAATTTTGTCTTTTTGGGTTTCTCGTTGTTTTTATCTGCACTTTGGACTTGCTCTAAAACTTGTTTAATGCGACTACCCCAGCCCATAACTTTATGGACTGGGATATCAAAAAGTTCAGATAGGGCTTCTGCATTGTTTAGAACCATTATAAAATCGTCCCAGAAGTCTTCGCGTATGTTTAAGCCAGTTCTAATGGCCTCCATAGACTCGGTGTCCTGGTTGCGATTTTCCATGCTCTCTAGTAGTTGTCTAAGTGTTAAACTCATTAGCTCTCAGATACAACAGAAAGAAGGTCGCTTGCCAGGGCTGGACTAGAGACATAAAGTTTTTTTAAGTAAGAAGCTTTTTGGCCCTTTACTGTAAATGTATCGCCATGCTTATAAAGCATGTTTTCCGCACCAGTAAGACCTGGAATATAGGTACTTCTGGTGTTTTTCATTTGATCTGCTTCTGTAACTGTTTCGTTTCCAGCTAAAACTGTGTTATTTGGAACCAAATGCCCCAAACGATTTTGAGTTTCAAGATTCACTTGAAATACAATTACTGGATGGGTTGGTTGACTGTCGGTTGTTTGTGCCATTTTTTCTCCTTTTTGGGTCAGGGGCTTCTTTATTTATTGATTCTAGACTAATAATTTGTCCAAATAATTTCGTTTGAAATTTTATTGTTTAATTTTCTTTTGTGAGGCGTCCAATTAATATAAAGCTTGTTGATAAAAGGGCTTGAAGGCAATAAAACAGCTACTTTTCCGCGATAATATTCAACATATGAGAAAAATTGTGCATGAGCTTCTTCTTTCCACTCAAAACACTTTTTATTAGCGATTTTAGTAGGATCAGCAAAGACAAAAGAATCTGGAGCGTTATATAGACTTAATGCCGCCTTAATGGGTAAATTACAGAAAAATACCTCTCTCAAACGATCTTGAGCTATTTTTAAATCACTGTAAGACAATTGCCAAATAGGTGGAGCCAAATGAATATTTTTGGCCTTGTTTTCAAAAAACTTAACCTTTTCTGAATTTTTACTAGCTCTTCTTAGATAAAACTCTCTATATTCACTTGTACACTCTTCTTTATTGTTCAACAATAAATCAAAATGCTTTTTGTTATATTTGACATTTTTAAGTTCTTTAATTAAAGAGTCTTTATCTCTTAGAGATTTAAATAGGTTTTTAAGTGATTTATCAAAAGTGTTCACTTCTGGACAAAAATTAAGCACTTCATATTCAGATTTGGGTTTTGTCAATAAAACACTTCCTGTTTCTGTGCAAAGCTCAAAATAAGTCTTATAGCTTTCAGGAAAGACACTTGTGATCCACTGACTAGTATTCTTGGGTTGTTTTTGTATTTTCATTATTTCCTACATTGGCTAAATAACAACGTATAGCCTAAAGTAGTAAATCAGCCTCAGTTCCTATAGTCTTTAGACATAAGTCTTTACGATTGGCAAAATACAGCATTGTGACCCTTTCATAAAAAAAAGCAGCATGTCTTGGAGCGTGTTCTGGTATTTGATCAATAAAAGGAAGATTAAATTTATATTTCTTATAAAAATAGTTAAAAACCTCCTTAAAATACACAACAAAATCCATATAAACAGACTTATGACAAATAAAACAATTGCAATAAAAAGACTCTTTTTCTAGGTTCATTTGAGTCAAATCACTTAATTCATACAACAATGGAAACATCCCTGGATGGTCCCATTCTGATGTAATAGACCAATGTACTTTTGATTTATAAGGACACCAAACAACATTTGGTTCTAAGTATTTTTTCAAAAGGTGTAAATTTTCAAGTTTACATAAATGATTAAACTTGTTGTTCCATTGACTAGTTGCAAAACCCAAATATTCCACGTTATTTTGTAACGGCAAATCAGAAAAAAATATTCTAGATTCTGCCAATTGATTGTCGGAATAAATGTCTGTATTTATCTCATTTAAATTGACTTTAGACAAAAAGGGCTTGTTTTTTATTTCAAATGGCTCGTGGCCCAAAACGAAAATTTTAAAATTATAAACCATGATTTAAAATAGTAGATATATTAACGCATACCATTGGAATTCTAATGATTAACAAAGTATTCTTGTTGTTTTTTATATTGGTCGGAACCACCTATGCAGCCGAACCAGACCAAGAATTACATTATAAATGCATCTATCCAATTATTAGAATACAAAATAGTTCGTCCTTTGGAACAGCCTTTGTGATAAGAAGTGAAAAAATTGGAGATTGTTTTCATAATGTTGCAATAACCTGCCAACATGTGACTGAAGGAAAAAGATCAGTAACTGTTAAAATCCCAGAATATACCAATTGGTCTACTTTTGTTAAAAATTTAGATACAAAAGCTATTGTATATTTTGAAGATGCAAAAGAAGATTTAGCTGTTGTTTTATTCAAAACACCACATGCTCTTTATTGTTGCGATTTTAATTTTGATGAACCTCTTTACATAGGAAATAATGTAGAAAAAACAGGCTTTGGAGAACACAATATCGTTCGCCATGATTGGGGCAAACTTACCGCAGTTAATTTATTGCTAGATGCATCTGAATGTTACCGATTTACCTGTCCTGTCGTCCCAGGAGATTCTGGAGGCCCTTTGTTTTATAAAAACCAAGTAATCGGAGTCGTTAAAGGCGTGGCATCCATCACTGCAAACCAACTATTTACCAATTGTGGAATCGCAGTTAAAGCAAATAAAATCAAAGAATTGGCTATAGTAAACCCAGAAATAGGATTCGTTATTTCTGGAACAGCATTGCCTCTGTTGCCTTATATTCAATTGAAATTTATTAAATAGCTTCTTCAATATAATTTAAGGCTGCATTAGCATCAGCCATGTTAAGATTTAAATGAGGGCGAAGTCTAATAGAAACATCTCCACAAGGAAGAATTAAACAATTTTTTTTGAGTTTATTAATAGTTAAATCTCGTTGCTCTGGTGTTTCTAAATCAAATGCAATCATTAAACCTTTGCCGCGAACATTTTGAATGGGCAAACGTTTTAATTTTTCTAACAAATATTCACCCATTTGTTTGGCGTTTTCTACTAGGTTCTCTTCTTTAATTATTTTGGAAATTAAGACAAAACGAGCCATATCTACAATGTTTCCGCCCCAAGTAGAAGAAATTCGACTAGAAGTGTGAAATACATTGGTGGGAACAGAATCAATCCTAGTTGTAGAACAGAAGCCACCCACTTGAGTTTTTTTACTAAAGACTAGAAGATCAGGACATACATTGTAGTGTTGGTAGGCCCAATACTTACCTGTTATTCCCATACCGCATTGAATCTCATCAAAAATGAGTAGAGCTTCATACTGATCAGCCAATGATCGAAGCCCCAGCAGAAATTCTTTACTAAAGTGGTGATCACCCCCTTCTCCTTGGATAGTTTCAAGAATAATTGCCGCTACTTGTTTAGTTTTCAATGCCTCTTCTGCTTGGTTCAAAGCCTCAATTGTTACATTTGTGGCTTCTGTTTCTACAACCGGAAATCTCAACTTAGGATTGTTAATCCTCGTCCAATTAAACTTTGGAAATAAAGCTGTCTTTTGAGCAACCGTATTTGTCAAAGATAATGCGTATCCTCCCCTTCCATGGAAAGCTTGTTTCAAATGAATAATGTCTAATTTACCTGCTTCTTCTTCTGTTAAGTTAAGCTTTTGAGCCTTCCAATCAAACGCCGCCTTCAAAGAATTTTCAACTGCAGAAGACCCATTTTCAATAAAAAAGTAGTAATTAAAATCTGGTGTAATGCTACTTATTTCCTCTACAAATGCTGCATAGGGCTCAGTGTAACAATCAGGATTGGCAACTTTATTGCTAATAACCTGAAAAGGAAATTTCCTATAGATTTCAGGGTGGTTCCAACCCACTGCCATACTAGCGTATTGACTGCCTAAATCCAAATACTTTTTGTTTGTTAATTTGTCAATAACCCACGATCCACGACTGGCAATTAAATCCAATACCATTTCATGGCCGTCGCCTATTGTATATTTCTTTAAGGTGTCATGTACGTTCATTATATCCAACCCGTAATCTTGGCCTTATCTATCTCTGCCGTCGTTAGCCTGCGTCCTACCATCTCTGAAAGGGAATCCAAGAAATGATTGGCAATAGACGTTTGAGCCGCTTTAACGTATTCTGGACCCATTTTTGCTGCCTTATTATAGGAATCCTTGTCAATTTCCCAATCAAAAAGTTCGTCATCAATGAAAATAACCGTTTCCAACATCCCATTCTTTTCAAGCAATTTAAGTTCAAATTTTTTTCTTTTGATTTCCATGCTTTACAATAGTAAATAAAATATGGAATTTCACAAATGGCTTTTTCAAGAATCTTCTTTAAATGACCTATACACTCAAACCGTTAGGGCTTTTCCCAAAACGACCAAACGCCAACATGCCGTAGACCCAATTAAAATCACTAAATTGGAGTGGATTCCTTATCTTGGTGTTAACACACTTTATATTAAAGGACTAGCCCAATCAGATAGTGGTAAAGAATATGAACCAATAATTGTATTCAAAGGTGTTAATTATAAGCCCAGTGATGGGGCTATTAAGATTGAAATCTCCGCCAATGACGGCAAAAACTATTTATTCGAGAAGCTATCTTATGCCAATAATGATGTTTTATTAAGATGTTCTTGTGCCGATTTTTCATGGCGATGGAATTTTACTGATCATGTGGATCACAGTTTATTTGGCAAAAAAAGAAAGAAATATGAGTCTAAAGGAGGCCCAGCAGCAAATCCTTTAGAATTACCAGGAGCATGTAAACATCTCTTAAAACTGGTAAAAGTGCTTCAAAAAAGCGGCATTTTCTAATATATAAAAAAACAGATGGAATAAGATGCACACACACCTTATCCCATCTGCTTAATTAGAAAGGCTAACGAAAGCTCAGGTCGCCCTGAGCTTTTTTTCTTTAATATTAAAGACCGAGCTTGACGATCATCCACTTCACGATGTCGCCACTACCAGCGGTAGCAGTGAACGTCCATGTGTCTGTTTCGCTGGAAACAGCCAAAGCAGTAGATACATAGGCGTGTGTGCTGCTGTTGTTATTCAAGAACACAGCATATCCAGTCACAGAGCTAGCTGGAGCAGGCATTTCGATAACGGCAGTTGTACCGCTCAAAGTTTCCGTGCCAGCAGCGACAATGTGAGGACCGATAAGCTTGTTGACCCCAAGACTCGCATGTTCAGAACCCTTGTTGGCACCGATTGCAGAACCGACACCGACACCCGTAGAACTTGTTGCACCCATAATAATCTCCTTTTATAAAATAACGTCTTTTGTTGTAAACCACAATCACTTGCGGTTCGTGTACTTGTTATATTTTAATTACTATTCTTCTAAATGGTTTTAAAAAATACATTGTGTTTTTTCGCAAAAATATGGAGATATTTACATAAATATAATTATGACATATTTTCATGGTCCTGATATAACTTTTTTACAAGAAAGAATCATTTATGGTACTGTTTTAGGGGGTTCTTCTATTATAAAACCCACCCGTGGGAAGAATTGTTATTTGGCCATGAGAGATCAAAATATAAATTGGTTGAATTACAAAATAGAACACTTACAGACTCTTTTTAAGATAGATCAAAATCTTATAAAAAAGGATAAAAACACCTTTAGATGCTGTTCTTGTTCCTATCCCGTCTTCAATAAAATATATGATGTGTTTTATAAAGACGGCAAAAAAACCATTAATGCCGAGACTTTAGAAGTTTTAGATAGCTGGGCGTGGATGGTTTGGTTTTGTGATGCTGGAAAAAAATCTAAACGCAAAATTTACTTAAGAACACATAAATTTGGATCAAAAGGAAGTGATATAATTGCTGGTTATTTTAATTCCTTGGGCGTGGAATGCAATGTTCATGTCAATAGAAAAAGATACGAAATAGTCCTCGAACCAGAAGGTGCAATAATGTTCCTAAAGACTATGGCTCATAGATTACCACAATTTTTTAAAAATGATTGATTTATTGGATTGTGAAATTCAACTATTTGATGATCAAGGATGGGCGTTAACTCCTAAAGTTATTACCACCAAGCTTTCTATAGAAAATCAACATAATTGCCATCAACTAGAAATGGAAATTATGCCATTCTGTCCCGAACAAGAAAATGGCATTTATTTTTTAAATCAAGTTTTATATCAACAATTTGATGCAAAAGATAATTATTGGATTTATATAGACGGTTATTCTTGGTCTAATATTATTTACAATTTAACAGTCAAGTCTATGTCTGTTGATTGCCAAGGTAGAAATCTTATTTATTCTTATTATTTGGCGGGCTTATGACATATGTTTTTTATTTTCTATTTTTAATTTCATTTATTTTTGGAGAATTATATTCTTATGGGCTACTGCAGCTTTTAGCTTTTGCCGGTCTCGCCATTTATAGTTGTGTACAACAAATAAAAATTATTCGTTTTGGCTTAGCATATAAAAGATTGGATGCTTTTTCAAAAAATACGCCGTTTTTATGGTACATTAAAGATGTTCAAAATTTAAAATTCAAATGGATGAATAGAGCTTTTGAAAATGTATTTGGGCCTGTCACTGGCAAACGTATTGTTGATTTGTTGCCAAATAAAGAAGATGGCAACCAAATGGAATTAAATACCCAAGCAGTGATAGATTCAAAACTTCCTTTTCATTCAATAGAAAAATTTGACATTGATGATATTACTCATTCTTGGCTGTCTTATAAATTTATTATTTCCAAAGATGAAGTTGGTGGAGTATTTGTTAATTTAACTGAACAAAAATTATTAGAACAAAAACTTAAACAATCCAATAATGATTTAATGAAATTCGCTTATGTTGCTTCTCATGATTTAAAATCTCCTTTAAGAGGCATTTCTAATCTAGCTTCATGGGTCGAAGAAGATATAAAAGAAGGTGCAGATGTTTCAGAGCATGTAAAAAAAATTAACCGCAAAATATTAGTAATGGAAAATTTAATTGATGGGCTTTTAGAATATTCCAAACTTGGAAATGAAAACAATGTTCAAGAAATTGTTGACTTGAATGAAATAATCCCTACAATATCAATTCTAGTTAAATTTCAACAACTACCAAAAATTAATGGAGTTAAAGTTAGAATTACACAAGTTTTTTCCAACTTAATTGAAAATGCAATAAAACATCATCATGATTTACCTAATGCAGAAATAACTGTTGAATGCAAAGAAGATAAACATTTTTACACTTTTAGTGTGAAAGATAATGGACCAGGAATTGAACAAAAATATTTTGATAAAATTTTTCAAATATTCCAAACATTAAAACCAAAAGACAAAACCGATTCTACAGGAATGGGTTTAACTATTGTCCAAAAAATAATAGAACAAAATAAACACTGTTTTATTTGGTTGGAGTCAGAAATCGGTAAAGGTACTACTTTTTATTTTAATTGGCCTAAATAATGAATCTATTAACACCTATTTTAACCATTGTTGGGGCTCTTGTTGGCGTCTGGGCAATATTCAAATATGTCATTATTATGGAAATGCAGCTTGACGCCACAACATTTAAAACTCTGTATGATTTTTCAAAAAATCAAAAGATGTTTATTGCCCAAGAAGAGTTTATTATTGAGGCTAAATACCCCAGAATATTCAAAGCTTTTTGTTTTTTCAAAACTTCTCCTTGGTTTTATATTAACCATGGAGAACGACTTTTAACCGCAGGCTGGCAAAGTAAAGAAAGCATTACCATTGCTTACTGTTTTCGTTGGAAATACAAAAAACTAAAAGTCTATTTAACTAAACATTTAAGAGAAATCCAATTAGAAACAATTGGAATCCCAGTAGAAGTAATTACTCCCTATTACACAGATAAAATTGGGTCACTAAAATATCAAAACATGACTCCCATTTTAGAACAAAAAATTTGGGAAGATATTTCTCAAGAAGCCCAAGAAGTTTTTGATGGGAAACGCTCTAAAAGTGGAGCTATTCTATATGGACCACCAGGAAATGGCAAAACGTCTTTAATCAAATTCTTGGCGTTAAAACATAAGGTGCCAATTAAAATCATCACATTTTCACCAGATTTCAGTAATCATGATTTGTTGTTTATGTTTTCTCAAATTACTTCAAAATGTATTGTTTTATTTGAAGATTTTGATAACTATTTTGATAAAAGAACGTGCATTATTGGCGGAGCAAATAAAGGGATTAAATTCACTTTTGATATTATATTAAATGCTCTAGATGGTGTTTATAATACCTATGAAAGTGTATTTTTCATTATGACTGCCAATGATATCAATAAAATTGATGATGCTTTGAAAAATCGCCCTAGCCGTTTTAAATTCCTTCGTAAATTCGATAATCCATCTTTAGAACTTAGACAGAAGCTTATCCCAGGTTGGGAGACACAATTAGAAGGACTTAATTTAGACCAAATTATGCGAATTCAAGAGTTTAAGATTGCTGGTAATAATCTCAATGATTGTTTGTCCAAAATTGAAAAAGAAGTTAATCAAGATGCAGTTAATGCAAAAATACAAAGCCTAGCTTTCCAACAATACGAAAAAAGAATGGCCGAACAATTGCCAGGAAATGAAATTGATGATTGGGCTGCTGCGGAACAATTGTGTAATTAAAACTATAATAAAATTTCTAAATTTGCTGTCATTGCCCTATCACTTCCAAATTATATCCAAAGAAAAATTAGAACTTATTTTCTTATTAATGAAGCACCCTTTGATAAGCTGCTGTAAATTCTGGATTAGTTGCACCCGTTAATGTATTGTTTACAATGGACAGATTGTTTTTAATGCCTGGATTACCTGCTGAAATCGCATACGGAGCGGCAACAGTGCCTGAACCATCAACAGTAGCAGTCTCCCAACCTGCAAGCGTGCGTATGGCCGTTTGAAGTGGTCCTGCGTCATTGCTGTAGCTTAGTTCCGAAGAATCTACGCCATCGGCTTGGAATTTGAAAGTTCCGCCAGTAAGCAACGTAAATCCAGAAGGCAGTGTTACCAACGTGTATGTTTCAACAACGGCATCGACACCTGTTTGGACACTATAAATGTCTATCGAAACCCCTGAGGCATATACAGGTAAGGTTCGTGTCCCTGCACTATTTGCTTCGTATGTCACTGATCCATAGCCTACGCCGCCATTTATTAGTGTGTACGTGCCGTTCATTGGACAGGCTGTTATAAATCCATAATCATCAAAATTTACAGAACTATTTGATTCAGGGTTTCCGCTAGAGTCATATGTTGTATAGAATGCAGTCCCCGAAACAGCTTGATAGCCTACAGTAAATTTACGAGTTAGAGCATTAATGCCATCAGTTACTAAGGCTAATGTTGGTGTAACGCTTGTGCTAAAAACAAGACTTATATCAGAACTGATAGACTCAGGCTCTATGATTTGATCTAACCAGAACAAGAGTCGCAACCAAGCATTGCCAGAAGTGTAATATGCGTGACCATCTGCAACTACAGCATGTGCTGCAAAGTCACCAGCAAAAGTTGCATTATCTACGTTATAGTCTCGATTACTAGCCCCAGGATACGCATTGAAATTACCACTTGTTGCATTGTATGTGACTTTCAATGCTGAATTATCTAGCATTTCGACAAATATTAAATCATCAACATCAACTGTTGGGAACGAGATTGCCGTTATACCAATGGCACTTGCCAGTGTTAATGTCAATAGAGGACTACTAAAACTGGCAGCAACAATAGCACAAATTTGATTAGTGCCAGAAGATTCATGCACTAGCCTGATTAGACGACCAACATAAGAACCGTCAAAAGAGTGTGTATCATTATTTTGATCAGTGTCGTGAATGACTAGACTAATATAGCCATTGTAACTACCACCAAAATCACCATGACCGCTTAAGTGTAAATACCCAGTTATAGGCGGAGAGGTTCCATATTGTGCCCAAGACCCTGCAAGAAGCTCATAGGCGTTCGTAGGTGTAATTTCAATATCTTTGAAATCTTCACTATAACCATCAAAAGCTCTAACACGAACAACATAGACTCCATCACCATCATCATCAGTCCAAGCTTCAAAGTCTAAACCAGGGGAAATAACAAAGAGTTGATTGTCCTCATCAATGTCAAAAAGATTACTATCAGCGTAGTCAGCTACTATGTTGAAGGTTGGTGTAGTGCCAGTGTGGCCTGTAGCTGTAAGTTCAACAATAGGGAATGAACTGTTTTCTGCGACCGTATGGGTAAGACCAACTGTAATCGACGTAGCTGATGCTTGTCCAGATGTTGGGATCACTATAAAATTATTTTGACCAATAAAAGCTGATAAATTTTCTAATGTTTTAACTCCACTGGCAGTAGTGTTTGCCAAAAGAACAGGCTTGTTGTTTATGAATATAATTGACATTATTTTTGTGGTGGCTCTTCTTTTAGCATCATGATTGGAGGTTCCTCTTCTTTTCCAACTCCAAAATCAAAAACAGAGCTTCCAATTTTTGTTCTTGCATCATTTACAAATACAAGACCAACATATTCTTTTCCAATTAAAAGCTGTGGCTTGTTGTTTATGAATGCTATTGACATGTTATATTTATTATGTCAAGGAAGCAAAAACCCACCTTTTTTTACCACAATCAAAAACTCTTTTTAATCCACATTGTTTTGCCCATTGAAGTTCAGTTAAATTTTTAGGACAATTGGTAATAGATTTTTTTTGACTTTGTTTAGAGCAGTAATTCAATATATTTGTTTCATGAATATAAAAATAGTCTGGGGGAAGCTCTTCATCTAATATAAAATTAAGTTTTTTGTAAACATTGCCCAAACTTAATTTATTATCACTAAAACTAATTATTTCATTTATAGATTTGGTTTTTGCCCATTTGACGCATTGGGAAAATAATTTGGCCGCACCACCCACAATTTGCACGCCGCCCTTAAAACACATCCTATCTAATAGTAGATGGGGTCTATTTCTGTGATGTCTTCCCAATGATACAATTCCAACCAATTCTTCATTGTAGTATAATCCCCATCCAATTATGGATAAATTATTAGAGCCCTGTATGTGATATTCTCTACAAAAATTTCTAATTGCTGTTTTTTCTATTAATCTAATATCACACTTTCTAGCATATATTCTTTTTTCAAATTGACCATCGCTTGCTAAAATGTGGGATTTCCATTGTTTTTTTCTATCTTTCCATTCGTGTGGAAAAATAACAATTGGGATTTTGCCTGTCTCTAAAATAGCATTGTATTGATTGAAAAGTGCTTTGTTATCTCCTTGTGGCTCAAATAGAGTTGCTTTAATGTTGAGTAATGGATTTGTTTCTATCCATTTTTCAAAATCTTGTTTTACAAGTAAATATTCGTTTTTTATCTCATCTTTTTTAGTAGAAATCCATCGTAAAAATTCTTCTTTATCATATTTATCAGCCTTCGATAAATTGTCAAATTCTGATAACGGCTGTAAGTTATCTAAGCAGTTAATTAATTTAGTGTCTAAAATATTGTGTTCAACAAATGCATTTATTGGAAATATATGATCTACATGCCATTTTTGATTAAAATCAAAATCAAAAGAATAAATTCTGGCCGATAACTCTTCTGGTGTGTACCCTAGAAAGCTTTGTTTGTTTTGGTATTTTTCAACATTGATCTTATCCAGACTTCGCTTTAATAGATTGTCGCACTTTTTTCTTATTTTTTTGTTGAATTTTATTTGTTCTCTGTTTGGGTTCCAAGCATAGTTCCCCGCACCAGAAACTTTTTTATTTCCACATTTTTTACAATTAGGACATTTTTTAAAGTTATCAAAATAAGCTTCTGCTTCTTTTCCACATTTACAATTGTATTTAATTCTGGTTTTACTATTTTGAATCCAAGAATCTATAAAAACACATCCAGCTTCTTCACAAGCGGCAACCATTGTTTTTTTTGGATATCTAAGTTTTTGTGATATTTTGTTTATACCGCAAAGTTTACATCTGCCATTTTTTTTGAATTCTGAAAATCTTATTTTGGCTGTATTTCCACAAACGCAAATATAATCTAATTTTTCATTGCCATTATTATATTTCAAACTAAGAAGGGTGCATTTTTGTTCTTCAAAATACTTTTTAACATCTTCATACTTCCATGTGCCATCACTGCATAATTTACATCCTTGTCCTTTTTTAAAATTATTCCACAAGATAGTTGTGGCATGTCCATTGGGACATATGACATTCAATTTTTTTAGGTTTCCAAAATATTCTGTGCTAACCAGGGTCCAACCCTTGTTTTGAAAACCAGCTTTTACAAATTCATAATCTAATTTTTTGGTCATTTATATCTCCATTTATATAACAGAATATATACTAAAAAATTAGCAACAGATAGACAAAATTATAAAAAAACAAGGGCTTTGTTTTTACACAAAGCCCTTGTCGCAAGTCCTTTATTGTTATATACTTACATTAAGATATAACGAAGTTTGAAACATGCAATCTTGCGTAGAATTTTGATCCTTCGCGAAGCATTTTCTTACCATATCTGGTCAAAATTCCCTTACGTGGGCAGAAGGAATCTGGGTCAAGAACGGTAGGAGTTTGCGTCAAAGGTACGTATGGGCAGTAGAAATAACCGCTGTCCATATATGTATCTCCCTTGTAACCAAGCAAGAGTTGATTGGTTGGGAAGAGAGGATCTTTGTAGATCTTCCAACGCTTGTTAATCGTACCGACATATTGGACGCCAAGAGAGCTAGTGAAAGTTTCACTTGGATCTGGGGCGAAACCAGCAGTCGCAGTCTCGAAGATAGAAGCAACTTCAGGTGAGGTCACGATGAAGTTAGCACCACCACGGAGAGTCTTACGATGAATAACGGCAGACATTTCTACAATCTTGATATACAAGCTTTCGTACTTTTCTTTCAAAGTGTCGCCGAGAGTTGTGTTGTAGTCCCAAGTTCCAACAGTACCAGCGTTGTTACGAAGGTCGGTTAAAACTTCACGATCAATTTCAAGATTGATTTCTTGAGCAAGAACGGCAGTCAATTCAGCTTCGGCATCCAAGTTGTGTTGGCTACGAAGATCTTGTTGAGCTTCATAGGACCAAACAGCTTTGAGCTTGCGAGTCTTGACGGCGATTTCTTCAGATTCAACAACGAGGTTGACTTCTGGCAAATCTTGTTGGCATTCCATGTTGTATTCGTAGTTAACGACAGCATGGTTAGGGCCTGGATCAGAGTTCCAAGTCAAGGTCAATTCGCCAGTGGTCAAGTTGATTGTGCCAGAGGTAGCCTTGTACGTTGGGCTATTGATATCCGTGAAGGTGAAAGAACCAGCAGCAGAAACCATGAAGGTTTGAACAGCGGTTGAACCGTCATAGATAGTGCCGTTTAAGGTGCTAGCTAAGATTGGGGTCTTCTTCAACGGAGAATAGGTAGAAGTCGTGTCTCCACCAAGGTCGGTCGTGGTGGTTTCATTGCTGACATATTGGTGAGAGTACCAAATATCCAAGTTGGCAGTACCGTCAGCTTTTTGCATCAAGCTGTTGGAGTCATCGCCAGGATATCCACCGTTATTTGTAGCTCCAAGGGTAGAACCCTTATCCGAGCTATAACGGAATCTCATGTAGTACACCAATCCGGTTGGACCGAGTAATGGTTGTACTGAAACAATCTTGTTCGCAATCAATTGTGGGAAGATTCTTCTAACCAATGGGATAGAAATTCTCTTGAATTGAGCGATATCGCTTGTATCTGTAACTGTTTCGTTATACAAGCATTGGTTTTCAAGAAGAACAGCACAAGCAGCTTTAACAGCCTTGTCTTCAATGTTCTCAAGAATACCAGTCTTGTCCCAACGAGAGGTTACAATTTTAGCTTCATTTAAATAAGCACTATTTGCGTTCATATTTCCTCTTTATAATAAATATAATCAATAGAATATTTGTGTCATCGGACACACGTACTATTTCTTATGCACACCAGCTAAAACTTGTAGTTCGCTGTATTGGCCGGGAGTGCTGTTATTTTCCGCAATAACAACGCCATCGTCGGCAGTAATACTTCCTCTCCCAGTTACTTCCTTTGCTTTCGCTGCTCTTTCGTTCTGTTCTTTAATAACCTTAGTTTTTTCTGTCTTATCAACAACTTTTGCACTTTCGTTGAGTTGAGCATTTACTTGACGAAGGTTTTCGTTAAGCTTGCCATTGTCGTTAGACAACTTAATGTTTCTGGCTTCAAGAATTCTTAATTGACCCTTAATTTCTTCAAGCTTCTTGTTGGATTCTTCAATCTTGCCACTAGCAACTGAAACTAAACCGTCTTCAGTCATGTAGCGAGAAACAGCTTCAACAACCTTGTCCAAAGTGACTTTGTGTTCAGCAACACGAGGGTCAGTTAACAATTCACGCTTGACAGTCTCGGCAATTTCCGATTCCTTGAACTGTAAGAATTGATCAATCTTCTCAATCATGCCTTCTTTGAGTTGATTAACTTTCTTGTCGTATTCTTCATAAAGCTCAACTTCAAGCTTGGCACTCTTTTCTTTTTCTTGTTCTAAGAGTTCATAAGCTTCTTGATATCCTTCGTTGAGCTTCTTTTTGTATTCAGCTTCCAAAGCCTTAAACTCTTCAGTTTGTAGGGCGATTTGGTTTTGTTGGCCTGTGATAATTACAAGGGCTTGTTCATAACCTTCGACGGCAACCTTTTCAGAGGAAGCCAAGTCTTTGGTGATGTCAGCGTAAGCTGCTTCCAACTTTTCGCTATATTCCTTTTCTTTTTCGGCTTCGATTTGAGTCTTGGCTTCTTCAACCATGCTCGAAAGAACTTCGGCGATTTCGCCTACTTGTTCTAGTGGTAACAATTTCTTCAATGCTTCGGTAATCTTATCCATATGTAGCCTTAACCTCACTTTAAGATTTTCTTGTTTGTTCTTTAATAATTCCGCCGAGATAAGTAATTAAAATGTCCTTATTAATTTTATATATACTTGAGCCTTCGTTTTTGACGAAGTTTTTTGTAATATTATTAGGATTTACTTCTTCTCTCGTGTCTTCATCTGCAACCTTTTCCTGAAAAGCTGCATATGTAGAAGGATCAGCAACAGCATCGAAAGTAATTAGCTTATAACTTTCGCTAATTTCCAAGACACCATTTTCATCTGTTCTTCCATTACCAACCCCTCTAGAGCTAATACCAATACGCACGCCGTCTGATAATAAACTCTTAAGGATTTTTCCGTGGGGAGTATTCAAAATTTCTCCCTCACCCATAAGATTATTTCCATCCCACCATAATTTTGTAATTACGTGAGAGGCTTTTTCAAAGTGAATAATGCTGTCTGTAGGGTGATCAAGTTCGCCAACTAAACCGCGAGATTTAATTGTTGAGTTTAATTTCTTTACATTTTCATCAAGAACTTTGAATGGGTATCTTCTACGATTTTTATTTATAGCTTCTGCTTCTTGAAACTTGCCCTTGAAACGAGTCAACCCTTTGTTTAGAGTTGCCTCGTTTAAATCAAGAGAGAGTCCGCCATGAGAGCAGCAATCAACATATAATGTAAGTTTTTCTGACATTTTTCTCCTAGTTGTTTACATACTCAAACGATTTACTCAACTTTCTTTGGCATAACAGCCTTTGGGATATATGGGTTACTAAGATTTGGCCAAGTGTCGCCACCTTGATTTGTTGCCAAATCATCGCCATCTTCACCAACGGTATTCTTGTAATCACCAAATGGCTTTGGAACGTGTGGGTTGCTCAAGGAAGGATAAGTATCTTCTCCCCCGATGTTGCCCCAAGAATTGTTTCTCATGTTGCCAGCAAGGCCATTGCTCTTATATCCAGGTGTTCCGTCACTTACAGGAGCTACATCGCCCCAATCTCCAGTGAAATCAGAAGCTGGTGAGTAACCTTGTTTAGCCTTGTTTGCCATTTCTGGGTGTTCCCCATTAATGGTGTGATGAATGGTTGGTAAATCCCAATCTGACATATTCAAATTGGTTTCCAACAATTCGCTTAACAAGGAAACAATAGATTCAGCTAAATCTAAATCGACTTCGTTTTCACGGCTAAGAATAGATTCACATTCACTCAAATAATCTTCCAATTCGTCCTTAATCGCTGCATCGCCAACTTCTTGGGCATAGCTGTACATTTCTTTAAGGGCTTCATATAGGTCATTAAACATGCTTAATTCACGTTTATCGTTTTCATCCATGACTCCGTAGAAGCCTTCGACGCCAGTCTTGAAAACGGCATAGGTGTCTTCAACATTTTCTTCAACATTTGTTCCAGAAAGGGTGTTGATTTTTTCAACACGATCTGAATAGAAGTTGTGAGCAGTTCTCAAAATGCCTTCGGCCATGAAATCACAGATTTGATCGTCATAGGTGAGAATATTGGCAACTTGTAGGGATTCACCAATGATTTTAGAAAGTTCAGCTTGAGTTAGATAAAGAACATTTGGCCATTTGGTGATAATGTTTTCCAAAGTTGTTTGGAGAGCAGCATCATCAGAAATAGCACTAAATCTCTTTAATTCGCTGATGGACTTGCAGAAGTCTAAATTCTCTTGCAATCTCTTGGCATCACTACGAAGAACTTTGACTTCGTGATCCATAACCTTCCAATCAAAACTAAGAATTTTTCCTTCGTTTCTTACTTTGGTGGTTGGCAAGGAAATAGCTGTAACATTGCCCTTTTCATCATGAGCAATTTCAGAGGATTTCAAATCTGGACCAAATTCTGCATAGTTCAAATAATCAATGACGTTTTCGCAAAGGCCAGCCCACTCTTTCATGGTTTTTGGCTTAACTTTACGAACATAGACACGCCAACGTGGGTTCTTAACGCCACCCAATTTGGTAGAAGCGACTTTTCTCTTGCGATCTAAAGTGTTTTTCAAACCAGTGTTATTTTTGTTTTTCTTTTTGGTCTTCAACATTTCGCGAATTCTCTTGGAAACAAGAGAACGGCTTTGCTTTTTGTGCCACAATTTATTGTGTTTACCGCTTGGCTTAGAAACGCTAACCTTGAAAGCTGTTTCCCCTAACATGCCACGTTTAACGGCTGGTAGGTCCAAATAATTGTGTAATTGTTCGGTAGCTTTTTCGTTGTTGTCTTCTAAAACTGAATCCAACATGTCTCTTAAAATGTTTCTGGATTCTTTCTTTTCTGTTTCTTCGTCAATGACCAATTCTTGAACATTTTCAAGGGTCAATTTGTTTTCATTTAAAGTGTAAGATGCATGCACGAATGTACCGTTAATGGTCTTATAAGTGGCATCAGCTTCGCCGAAGCAATGGAGTTCTAAACCATCTACACCCAAAGCTTTAGCTAAAAGGTCTTCTGCTTCGATTAACTCAAATTCAGCAGTTGTTGCAGAATGCTCTTCCAACTTCTTAAAAGCTTCAAAACTTACGAGTGATCTCTTCATTTATTACCTCTGTTATTAATAATGTTTTAGATATATTAGGCGTCTAAACACGCATGGTCGTGAAAGCTCCCAAAATCATGAGTTTGCAATGCACTATTCTTTTATATATGCCGATTCCAACAAAAATAATTGGATAAAACTAAACTACATAAAGACATGGGACATTTTTCAAACTTTTGCAAATACAAAGAAGCATTAGAATTCGCTGCAGGACAAAAAGAAAACGAATCTCGTTGTCTTTTGGACATTCTAAAAATGGCTTCTGTTAATCACCGTACCGACGTTTTAACATTCCTCGGTAATTTAGGATTAAAAGACCATCGCGTTCGTGCCGCTCTTGATGAATATAGTAAGAATAAATTAAATCATTTTACTCAACAAGAAAAACCAGGAAATCAAGATGTCATTGTTCCAAATTTGGCCGATACCGCTCAGGATTAAGTACCTTGTCCACGGTTAAATCGGGTTCCCAATTCTTAATCATTTTTTGGATGATTTCTTTAGAAACTCCATGCTTGTTTCTTTTGGCTAATTCCTCAGCGTCAAATTTCCATGGCGTATTAGGCTCTTTGAATTCAACTTGATATCCATTTTCAACACCAGCCTTAACATAACCCCTTACTTGGAAAGAGTTTATGTTGGTATTATCAATTACAATAGGAGATAAACCAGCCTCCATGGCACCAACGGCATTTCTATAATTTAATTGATGGTATTCGCCTAATTTATTTGGGTCGAATTCATATTTTCCGTTATTCATAAACAAATCATCTGTAGAGAATATATGCAGATTATCTCCTAGAGATTTGACGAGTGTTGATTTTCCAGAGCCAGGAATTCCGCGAATCACATAAAGGATTTTTTGGGTATTTTCTAACCAAACTTTAAAACCCATTAATCACCCACGGAATAATCTCTAGGTTCTTCATCTTGTTCGCTTTCATAGTCCTGAATATCAAGATCATATTTCTTAATATCATCCCTAGAAGGAACTTCTAATGTCATTCCTTGACTTCCTGGTTCTTCTGGTGGAGCTTGGTCCATAGGCTGATCGCCTCCAGGTGGCATAGTCATGTCCCCTGGAGGTTGCTGGCCATCTTCTGGGTTTAATGCTGGGGCTGGCCCTCCAGGTTCTGTACCCATTTCTTGGCCTGGATGTGGAGTAACACCAGGGATACCAATCCCAATAAGGGCTGGATTTTGGGCAATAATTTGTAGTTTAAGCTCTTCCAAACGTTGAATTTTATTGCGAGCAATTTTCTCTTGAGCTTCTTCTTCACTGTATTTTAGAACATCAATTAAAATATCCAAATCAGATAATAGTTGGCTGCTTTTATAGGTGCTGGCTTTGTTCAATCTATCATTGGTGACTTCGGCCCGACTTAATTCTCTCCAATCACTTGGAGGGGTCATTTTGATTTTTAAGTCATCATAAAGCTCTGGTGGATATCCCATAAGCTCTAAATGATGTTCCGCAACTTCCAACATTCCATCTTCCACAGGAGCTTGTAAACGCTCAATCATATGAGCAAATTTAATATCTCTAGCAGAAAGGGAAACTCTGGTGGCATTTGGATCTGCATCTGAAGTGTAATTAAGAGGGAAATTCAAGGCCATAAACAATTTTTGTCTAAAGTAAACAGCATCGTCAATTTCACCTAAGTTTTGGGCTCCAGGCAATGTGTCAATACGAGTATTAGAATTAGGTCTGGTTGGAACCCAAATATCTTCATCAACTGGTGGTGGCATCCAACGTTCTTCAACTTGGTTTGCCCCAGGTGTTCCTCTACTGCTTGCAACTTTTCTTTTTCTTAATTGATCTTTTAATCTTTCAATGTAGGCAGAAGCTTTATTTGGCGTTAAAGTGCCACAATCAATATAAAAAACTCGTCTTTCTGGGGCTCTTACTAGGCGATATGTAACCATAGCATCTTCCATCAATCTTAATTGATGGGCAGCACCACGGGCTGGCTCAATAATGCTTACGCCATAAGGATAAAAACTTTGTCGATTCCCCCCAATTCTAATGTGCGTGATTTGTTTTCTATGAAATCGAATCGCCGTACTTTGTTGTAATTCTATGTCATTTGCATGAGTCACATCGGCACGTATTAAAGATTGATAATCTGGGCCTTCTTTTGATTGTTGGAATTCAACTAATTTGCCCTTGGTTGTTTCAATTCTAAACATTGTTTCTGCAGGCAAATCCACAATGTTTTGAATTCCTTGTTCGGGATTATCTGGATCGATGATTTTTTCCAAAAACAAATCGCCTTTAATGATTAGTTTTTGGAACCAATCCCAAGTTCTGCGATTAACGTTCATCATTCCACGATTAAAGAATAAAAAATCTAATTCTTTTTTAACAGACTCATTACTACATGTAATTTTAAATGTGTTACCATTTTCGTCTTTTTGGCAATTGTGGAAAATACAAGATGTAGAAGCAAAACATTGATGTTTCTCAACAGAAAGATCATATACAGGCATAACTTCACCTGGATAAACACCAATTACTGTACGTTCACGTTCATATTTTTTTCTAAGGTGTTTAAACTCTTTGAAGGTAAACCCTTCTTGAGCCAACCAAAGTTTAAGTGTTTTCCAATCCTTTTTAACTAGTTGGACTACTTGTTTAGCAGTCAAGCCTTTGCCAATCATTCTGCTGACTTGACGAACAATTTCAGCTTTTCTGTCAAGTTTTCCATTTCTCCATTCATCAACGAATTGGCGTTCTGTTACCCAGCCTTGATTATTGGTGAATATTCGTGGAAACTGACCAGTTTTTAATTTATTGATATTTGAATTTGGTCTAACTCTATAAAATGGTTTTAAGGCATCTCCAAATTTCAAGTTGCCTGCTTCAATCCAAGTTCCACTTTTTAATAGGACACGATGATCGGGAGTGACCGAATAATCAGTTCCATCATCAAGCATAATACGTACGGTTTCGGCATTTCTTATGAATCTTGGATGATAGGCCCAAGCCAATGTATAATCATTCTTTTCAAAATCCCACGAATAAACAAGAAATCTCTCTTCGGGTGGTTTTGTTCTGGTAAGTTCTTCAAGGCTAATTGGCCCAAATGGTGTTATAACTGGTGTAGGGCCTGCTAAACACGCCTCATCAGAAATAGTGGTTATAACCATTTCTACTTCTGGAATGCTTCTAATGCGTTCGTATTCCATTAGACGACCCATACGGCCATTGATGGATTGCAAATCCACCATGTCTGCGGTGTCTCTAAGACTAACTAGGTTATTCCCTAAAGTTTCGCCATCCATTTTTTGGATAGCATCTGGCTGAATTACGCCTGCACCTGTAAGGTTCCGCTTATCAATTTTTTTTGCTAAGGGGTCGTCTTCGGTTGCGTAAGAAAACAGTTTATAAAAATCAGACCAAGTTGACATGGTTTCCTCTAATTAAGCTAATTTAGATATTAAATCTAAATAATTTTTTACTTTTGGTATAAATTTTAACTTTTATAACAATATGAAGAAACTTGCCTTCTTAGTTAGCCACCTATATTCTGGTTCCCATGGTCTTGCCAATATCTTAAATGAAAATACACGATTACAGTGTTTTCAGTCTAATTTAAGCTATGACAGTATTGATTCTTATTATAAATTAACGGCCAATGCCCACAAAATGAAGGGAACTGCCGCTGTTTATATTGATGAGATTTTGTTTAATCAGAATTTTTCTTTTAAGCCATATTATAAGTTTTGCAAGTTTATTTACATGATTCGAGAACCAAGACCAGTTATTAATTTTCTTGTTGGTCAAAAAACCTATGATGCTCAAAATGCATTTATGTATTATTGTTTTCGTCTGACCAGAATTTGTGAAATGGCTCATAAAACACCAAAATCGGTGTTTATTACTTGGCAGAATCTTATGGAAGATAAAGGTTATGATAAGATTAACGATTATTTAAATCTTAAAGAACCTTTAGTATCTAACAAGAAAATATATGATGACTATAGAAATTTCCCTGATACTTTGGCTCCCTATGAATTCATTAAAAGGGCAGAGGACCATTATGAGAAATGTTTATATTTTTTAAAAAATCAAGATTTAATGGGGAATTAAAATATAGTTTTCGTTATATTGACCTTGTTTTTGATTGCGGTCTATAACTGGTATGTTTCTAGCAGGCATTGGCATTAAACCATTGAGTAGAAAAGCATATCCATGATTTGTCCAAACTTTATAAATATATTCTAAGGGGGTAAAATACCCTTCACCTGTACCATCATAGCTAGAAGTTCCCCAACATGTTCCGATATAATATCCATCATCTGTTAATAACCCACCCCCAGATCTTCCTTGTCTTGGAGAGTTTTTAATAGTGATTAATTCTCTTTTGGCTTTTCCTTTTTGATGTCCATAGCCAACAACTTCTACTTCATAATGGGCTACTTCTTGAGCAAATTCACAACCAATAGAGTGTTGTGTTGAGCCTGTCAAAATGTTATAATTTACAGGAGCAATTGGAAAATATTCTGGTTCCCAAGTGGGATTAAAACTAATTAGACTAGTGTCGTACACATTGTCATAAAAAAGAACTTTAGCATTGTATATTTCTGGGGTTTTTAATTTAATTTGGTTGTGATACCAAACTTGGATTTTGCAAGACTTGATATTACTAAAATTGCCAGTCCAAATATGTCCACAGGATGCAATATAGGCAATGTTTTTGACTCGATCATAAAAAACGATGGTGCCTGAGCCCTTAATCTCATTGTTAATGACTAAAACTCCTGCAGCTAGGTATTTTTTATATTCACTTCCTCTTTGTATTTTAGGTGGATCGCCAATAGAGACATTATGGCTTTGTACAAGCGGCATATTGTCTATAATTGTAGGTTTGTCAGCCCCTAAACACAAAAACGATATTAATATAAGTATCCAAGATAATTTTTTGGCCGTCCCCTTTGCCATCTATCTCCCAGGGTAATGTTTTCTAATTAATATTATTTATTATTTACCACTATTATAAATCATGTCTGTTTTAAGTATTTGCCATACAATTTATCTGAATGACATAAATCGCTACAAACTCCATGACCGAGTTTCTGTGGAAGCTATAGGTTTTAACTTTCCTGTATGGATGAAAGACCTAAAAATAGCCTCTCCTACACAGGAGATTTTTTGTAGGTATCTTTTGACAAATTCGGGAGAAGCCCAATCGGTTGAACTAAAAAACAACCGATATATTATAAATTTGCCTGATGAAAAACACTTTACAGAGTTTTTGGCAGATGTTCCTTGCGACCCGTTGAATTCAAAAAGATTGTTGAATCCTAAAGATAATGGATCGGGAACAATGAATTTTCAATTTACTGAAGAAGCAACAGTAAATGAAAAGCCTTATAAAGTCGTACATTTTGTAGACATTAAGGACTATAGCTATTTCTATGAAAATTCTTTGGTTTTGCAAGACTTAGGCTGGACAATCTCTTAGAGATAGTCCCATTTTTAGATTAATGCTCTCACCAGCGACTAATGTGACCGTGTTTCGCAATTCAACAGATGAAATTAAATAGCCAGAACCATCTGATTTATCGGTTAAAAATAAGTTTTTAACTGGTCCCCAACCCGCCCCAGCAGCACTAAAAGTGATAATATCTGATGTAACCCTATTGACGGTGTTGAGAACAGAATGCTCAAAACCAGTTGTAGAATCAATAGTTTGACGGGCATAGCCCCCGCCCGAAGGTTCATCCAAAATATCCGCCATTGTATCATCGGCAGATAAATCTGTTCGATTATCTAAACCAAAATAGAAATTGTCTGGGATAAATGTATTGGTTGTATTTCCGCCTGTAAACACAGCCAACAAAACGAACTCTTCGCCATTTTTATGAAGGATGTTCTTGAGATTTTTCTCGTTCCAGATTACTTTTCCATGAATATCGACATGTTCAATTTCATATATTGTCAAAAGCCCACGCCAATTTTTATTCATTTTTTATTCCTGTTTTTATATAACTATTTACATGCGATTTAAAGAATTTTTAGAAGTAATGAGAAATGGCAGCATTGTGGATGATGTGCCTTCTCCTGTTTCTTATGACAACCCAGGAGCAATGCCACAATATGACTATAAAGATTTACCACCTACTCCTAAGAAAAAGAAGAAGAAAAATAAATATGTGCCGTTAAATAATCCATTATTTAACTATTGATTATTCGTCTTCGTCTAAATCCCAGTCTTCATCTTCCTCGTCTTCGTCATCTTCCTCAAAATCTAATTCCCAATCGTCGTCTTCAAAGTCGTCCTCTTCATCATCGTCGTCATCCTCGTCTTCATCCTCGCTATCCCAATCTTCATCGTCGTCGTCCTCATCTTCCTCGTCTTCCTCATCTTCCTCGTCTTCCTCGTCTTCCTCGGAATCGTCCCAACTGTTCCAATCTTCGTCAACATTGTTCCACTCACTTTTCCACTCTAAAGTATTAAAAGGGAAAATTTGTGTTGGATGATAAGTAGCTTTCATAATTAACTCCTGGGTTTCCAATATATAATATTAAGTAACAAAATTAAATGGAGACATAATGGGCAAAATTTTTAAGTTTTTAGTGGTTTTTTCAATATTTTTCTCTGGTTGTGCCGCTTTAGCACCAACGGCACTCATTAGCCCTGTAATTCAAGCTGTTGTTTTGTGGAAAGAAGGAGAGGCCCATAAGTATTATCCTCATTCTCAAAAAGTTGTTTATTCTGCTACCAAGCGAGCATTACAATCTTTGGGTGTATCTGTTCAAAAAGAAGATTTTAGTAGAGGAACTTACCATATTACGGCCAGCCAAAACAACAAGTTTTCTATTAAAATTAATTCCACAGAACCTCATGTGACTCAAGTTAATATTAGAATTGATTTTATGGGAGATAAGGACTACGCTGAATTAATCTATAAAACAATTGATAATCAACTTAATATTATTATTTACGAAAACGGGAAGTCAATCTAATTTGATCATGGTTTTTGTGCGATCTTTAGCAGAAAACAGGATGTTGTCTATAGTAAATTCCTGTTTATTGAATGTAGTGTTATTTTTGAATTTATCTCCTTTTCCTTTGCGAACATAAGCAATTGTTGCATGAGGCTCATAGTTGGGATAATCACTAGTAAATTCTAAAGAGTTTTTTAAAATTCTATTAAGTCGATGCAATTCAGGACTTTCAATTTCCAATTTCAACACATCAAAATCTTTTTTAGTGTTAAAAACTGACATTTTACCTAAATGGCAAGTGAATGGCTTGATTTCTTTGGTTTCTTTTAATCTATTGATTAATTTGGTAATGCCAGCCGAAGTGTCATCATGTAGGCCATAAAGCACTGTGACATGAATTTCTTTTTCTCTACCAAGTCCTTCAATTTGGCAAACATCTTCTTCTGGGATTTCTTTATCTCCCCATTCGATGATTTTCTTGGCTAATGTAGTTGGGAAATTGAATTGGGTTGAAGAAAACTCATATTGTTTTTTATTTGCCTCAATCAAGAATTGTTTGAATGCCATCGTCATCTGTATCTTTTTTCCTATTTTTATTCTTATCTAATTTTTCTTGTTCGGCCTTAATCATTTCTTCAATTGCCTGTAAGGAATTTACTTGTTGGTTAAAGCTAGCTTGTTTCCATTTATCAAGATCAATTTGATTTTGCTTGATATTTTCTTCTCTTTTATCTCGTTTTTTCTCAACTGATTCAATTTTAAATATAGCGTTTTTAATTAAATTTTTGACTTCGTTTAACGAAAAATCATTTGGCATATTAGTTAATGCCCGCTTAAGTAATTCTTTAGAAGTATTTGTATTATTTTTCATTGCTGCCCTCTTCGTATAATTCAATCCATTTTACTGGGATTTCTTTATTTCCAATGATTTGGTATTGTTTTTCATTGCTTGCGTCTAACGTCTGAATGAGATATTTAGAATCAATTTTTAACTTCCATACATCTCTAACCTCATTATTTCCCAAATCATGAGCTAAACCATATGCACTATAAGGATTGCTGGTTAAAAATAACCCAGAAGGAATTACAGCTTTATTTAATGCGGAGTCTTGGCTAGCTTGTTGATATATTTTTCGGTCTTTTATGGGTCTAGCAGTATACAGAGTTAAGAGTTTTGTTTTAGTGGAAGTGCTA